TTACTGCTTACACTGTAAGAACGCCGCAAACTCCGCTCCCCAGAAGCTCATCCGTATTTCGCACAGCGAACCGTGCAGCATCCAGATGATGAGGATTGCCGTCACGCAGAACGTGATGGCCGTAAGCGATTTTTGCGACATAGCGCTTGCTCCTTTTTCAGGGAGGCGCTAACCTATCACTTGCTTAGGGTAGACGGTTAGGGCCTCGGTTAAACAAAAGTGTTTTCCGGGGCCTTTCCACATCCGGCCTTCAGGTATTCCCTCCAGCCATCAGCCGAAAGGCACCCGCGCGAATTCTAGCCTGGTTTTTTCCCTTGTATCAATCCGTTGAGGCCCGTCAGCCTTCTGATATAAAATTCCCGACCGCAGACATTATTCAATCACGCATTTGATACATGCTTCCGCCGGCGTTCGCGCCGGTTTTTTCGTCCTGTTGCTGCGTAGATCGTCATGTGCGATCGAGGCGCGGTATTGATCCTTTTTTCAGTTTAATTTTGACTCTCAATCTTACGCAGGCCGCGCCGCGTCTGGCTTCGTTGTTTGAAGATTTTTTGATGCGATCCTTTCGCGATCGCGTCTTGTCCCACGTAAAGTATGAAAACTCTTTTAATATCAGCCTGTTTTCTTTCTCCTGCCATTCATGAGATCGTAAAAATCCCTCTGAAAACTGCAAAAAATTTCAAAGCGTGAAATTTCAGATCTTCGCTTTTCCCTCAGTTGCTGCGCGGGCTGGCGGTCATTTTTGCATGGCAGAAAACTGAAAAAGTGTTTCGACACAAAACCCGCGGGTTGGAGGGGGTAGCGCGGTTTACGTCACCTCACGCTTTACGTCACACCGTTTACGCGGTGTGCGCATACAGCGCCAGAATGGCGCGCAGAACGCATTAATCAGGTGGCAGATATGAAAACGCACGGCCGAAGCCGTGCGTTGTGTGATGGGCGTTTATGTGGCTTTTATGTCCAGGTGATCAGGCGATAAGGTCCCCGTATTTTTCGCGCAGGCTCGTAGCCTGCAGGGCATCTGCGGCAAGTTCGCCGCTGTTCATTGGTGCGCCAGTGTTGCTGTGGGTATGGTTTGCAGTGTGCGTGGCCAGCAATTGAATCAGATCCAGAATATCAATCAACAACGTCAGCAGATTAAGTTCGGATTTTTCCCGTGAGCCACCGCGACCAATAAATACTGTCGGGGCTGTAAACTTCAGACCGCCGTCCGCCCGGCATGTTCTGCGGCCTCCCACGTTTTCAGTCAGGTCCTGCTCAATTGTGGATATTGCCCCTTTGAGTTTAGTCAGCAAATCCTGCGCTACCATCTGGATATGCTCGCTGGCTGCGATCGCGTAATGGCCGGTAGTAAGGTGCTCTATTTGTCCTGCCGCCAGCTTGCTGGTTCCCAGAACACTGGTTATGTCGTTTGCCCGTACTGTGGTTGTTCTGGTTGTTGTGGTGCGCTCTTCTGCATCACTGTTAATTGTGCGGGTGGCTGACTGCTCCCTGATTTGCTGGTCTGTTTCTCTGTGCCAGCTTCCGTCAGTCGTGACGCGCTGAAACACTTCTGCGCGCTGTTGCTGCAGTTGTTCGCCGGGCTTTACATCAGGCAGGTTACGGCCAGCGGGTAAGATTTGCCTGATAACAGGTTTATCCGGGCGCCCTTCAATGTTAGATATTTCCACGATGGTGCCTGCCGGCGGGTAGGCAAAACATCCCGCCTCGCTACCAGCCATCGGGACGGGGAGTGGGACTGCCGGGTAAACAGGCGTATCGCTTTTATCGTTGCCGTCCTCATCGAGCAGTTGCACGTCCACGGCGTAGCGTGGACGGAAGCTGTCGGCCACATCGCCCAGGGTGGCGGATTCCGTTGGTGCAATGACGCGCGCCAGCCTGGTGTGTAGTGTGCCGCTGGCCAGTTCCGGGAACTGTGTTTCCATCTGTCTGCGTAATGGTGATTTGGAGACAGGGCTGCCCGTGACGGTAAGGCGCTCCCACGTCAGAGTCATTTTCTCGTTGTTGAGGGCTACGCGGGTAATACGCCCGGCGGGAAGATTCACGCCCGGTCGCACAGTTTCCATGAACATGATGTCGATGCTGTTTCCGCCGCCTTGCCCGAGTGTGTACTGTTGCGGAATATCCGGCATTGTAATACTGGCAAATCGTGAATCAGCTGCGCTTCCCACAAATACAGAACCGTCCGGCATAGGGTGCCAGACGTAATCGCTGATACTGAATGCTCGCCCCAGTTGGCTGAGCAGTTGTGCTCCGCTGCCGCTGTGGGTGATGTAGGGAGTTGGTATACTGGCATAATCCGCATCCGGAGTGATAAAAACGATACCGCTTTGTCGCCCCAGATTATCGAGTACCCTCCGCAACGTCGGGTGTTGCATGGAGCAAGGGAAATCAAAATCCAGCACAGCAGCCGCTTCACGAATAAAAAGGCGACGTGAGCCATTTTCAGCAGGTTGATCGCGCTCAATGTAGCCGGAGAAATAGCGCCATGCTTCACCGTCACGGCCGAGATCAATTTGTACCATTGCGCCGGCAAGGCTGTGTTCGGGTGACAGATTGTTAACAGAAATGAAGCCACGACCGGCAGCATTCAGGGTAAGAACAAGGCTTATATCGGCAATTTCCACCCGTTCGCCATTAATCATGCAGCGTTGTATCAATTTCATGTTTTCCCTTCCTCTTTCACGCTCCCGATGCCAACAGCATCCAGACCAGAGCCAACGGCATCATTGATTTTTTTCCAGAACGAACTTTGCGTATTCATGCCTTTGTCTGGTGCCTGTTCGCTACCGTTCTGGGTCTGCTGTCTGGCGATGGTTTTCTGCGAACCGCTACGTGCAGACGCTTTCTCTGGCACGCTTAATTTTTCCCTGAGAGTAAAGGTGACCTGCCAGTGCATTTTTCCCTGTTGTTCCGTGGCATCAATGCCACCAGAAAATACCCCCTGTCGCATATTGATTGCCTTCGCGGTAGCGTTAGCAATGCGATATGTTTTTTTCGCGCCATTGCTTTCTGTTGCCTCCGCAAGCTGAAAAATACGGGTCAGAATAGCTTCATCGTTAAAATCAATAACCCCCGACACGCGCAGCTCTTTAGCCTTGCTTCCCTGCTGGGCGCTCGTGGTGCTGGTTGACTGTCCGGACATATCTTTGTCCGGTAGTTGCATGGTGGCGCTGACGGTGATGTTGCGCAGCAGAATGGCTTCCCCGTCAAGCGCAAGGACAATCATCTGGGTCATGTAGTGCTTCCCTTAGTGATGAGAGATCATCGCCGACGAACAGCATCACAGCTGTAAAAACCCACTCAGGGTGTGGGATGTTTTTTTGTATCAGCACTGCGGCCTGGCTGAGGGCTCCCTTGTAGCAAAAGCGCCACACCGGGCAAAATTTTTGCCGGAGTGCGGCCTGCTGATCAGCGATTTCCTGTAGAGCTTTATCTCTCGCATTCATGAACTGATGCAGTGATGATGACAATGTTTCCGGTGATGTGGCGGCAGGAGTGGCTGCCTGTGCAATGGTTGCCGCCAGCGACATGCTGCGAGTGGTCTGTGTCGACAGCATTATCGGTTCCGGAAGTGATGTTGCCGGTCTGGCGGGGATTTGCATTCTGCTGATGGCCAGTGAAAGCTGGCTGGAGATCATGCGGGACATTCGTCCCACCTCCGGCAACGGAAATGCGCCTGAAAATTGCCTGGCGAGTGATAAAAACTCGCCAGCAGAAGGAGCGCAAAATAACAGCGCCACAATGTCCTTTTCTGTGTTTTCTTTCAGATAGGGTAAAAGTGCAGATACAGCATTTTCGGGGCTGAGATAACGCCCCGATGGTTTGATGTTTCCGGTATTTTCTGACCATGGATGCAGGCAAACCACAGAGCATTTAATGTTCATGGCTGACGGGCGCAGAATTGCCTTTTCCCATTTCATTCTGACTCTCCAGCCTGAAAAGCGCGGATGTCGGCAAGATTATTAAGGCTATCCAGCACGTCCTTCATCTGTCGCTGACGGCGATAAATCTCGTCATTGCGATCGACCTGCGCCTGCGCCATTGCTGCCGCCAGTTCTTCCAGTTCCGGCATCGACAGTTTCACCTGTTGATTATCAGCGTCACCCCACGTCATCTCGTTCCGTGCCGTATCGGATTTCGCCGCCATTACTACCGGATAAAGGCGAGCCAGTGAGTCGGGGCCAGCGTTCCAGGTACGACCGTTCCATTTGAACGTGAACGGCTGCGCTTCCTGTTCTGTACGCCATGCCTCAATTTCCCGCTTTTTGGCATCCTTCGCCGCGGCGATAAGTTCAGGTGTAATGGTGAACGGGGCGAT